AAGCGCAAATACTGTCATTAGTATCGGTGGGTATGAGTTCACACCTGCTAAGCTAATGGTGGCTTTTACACTTGTATCTTCTATCCTTGGTGGTCTATATGGTGTGTTTGAAACCTATAAAGACTATCAGTCTATGAAGAAACGTATCGCTGAATACGTAGCACCTGACCTATCAGAACTTCAAGCAAAGATGGATATCGTTGTTGAGAAGTCAGAGAAGTCTGTTCAGTACACTCAAGACATCAAGAACGATCTTAAGACTGACATCCGTCGTCTAGAAGGTATTGTTGATGGCGTTGAGCGTGGTGCTAAGCAATCACAGCGTGAAACAATGCAGGATGTTAACGACCTACGTAAAGACTTGAAATCCCTAGATAATAATGTTGATCGTAAGATCCAGAAAGCATTAGATAATCCACTAGCAAAATAATTAAGGAATTATTGAAATGAACGACCTAAAAATGGTCAGATGGCTGTTGATTCTCCTAGTGTTACCACTAGGTTTATCAATGTGTAGCGAGGAGCGATTCCGTTACCCATGCCAAGACCCAGCAAACTGGAATAAAGATATTTGCCAGAAACCATTGTGTGATGTGACACGTACTTGTCCTGAACATGTATTTAAGGGTGGAAGAGACCCTAGATTAGGAATGCCAGATGATAAAGCAGCTACTCAAGGTAGTATTACCCCAACCCCTAATGCGTCTACTGTTCAAGGAGCAAACTGTGGAAAATAATTTCATCTACACAGAAGAACAGTTGATGGCTCGTCTGAAGTTCTTTATTGGTATCTGCCTATCATTGACTTTATTCGGGATCGTCTTCGTCGTTCTTTATTCACTAATCTTCGTAACTCAACCGCTGAACGCTATCAGTCCTATCGACCAAAAGTTCTTTGAGTTGATCGTTCCGATTGCAACTTTCCTAACTGGTACTCTATCAGGTATCATGTTGGCTGGTCAGTCTAAGGAAGACAAAGAAGCAATGCTAGAAGCGCAGAAACGTGCAGAAAGTAACTTCGAAGCTACCAAGAAAATGATGACTGCTCCACCTCCACCACCTGCTCCAGCAGCACCAATGGGAATGGGTATGGGGTTCGGTGGTTTCGGTGGTTCTCCACTAGCTGAAGCTACTAAGATGCCTGTGTTCGCTGAAGGTGATCCAACCCATCGTAACAGCCGAAACGACTAAAAGTAATACTTTTCAATTACTTACAAAGACCCCACCAAGCGTGGGGTTTTTCAATTTAGGTGTTGTCTTTTATTGCATGTTACTGTATAATAATGTCTATAGTGAGAAAGGGTTGTATGACTTTCAAGGAATGGTTAAAGTCGTTGGAGCCACAGCGTAGACAAACGACTGGCGAAGACATAGCCGATACACTCGGTTTGATGGTGATTATGGCATTGGTTCTTTTTGTTGTTTTTATTTGAGGAGTTATCATGGGTTTGGATATGTATTTGAGCGCAAAGCGTTATATGAGTAAGTATTTTGATGCAGCTGATTCTGAAAAGATTGAGCGAGTCAATGAAGTGTTTGGTGTTGAAGGCATCGAAGACGGCGACTATGGTGCTCAAGAAGTCACATTCCGTGTAGGCTACTGGCGTAAGGCTAATGCTATCCACAAGTGGTTTGTTGACAAGTGTCAAGAAGGTGTGGATGAGTGCCAAGAAACGTGGCTCAGTCGAGAACAACTACAAGAGTTGGTGGACACGTGTAAGACTGTCCTCGCCGATAAGAGTAAAGCAGAGGAACTGTTGCCCTCTACCAATGGATTCTTCTTTGGTGGTACTGACTACGATGAGTTCTATTTCGGTGACTTGGAGTACACCGTAGAGCGTATCGAGAAGATCCTTGCTGATAAATCGTTGGAGAAATGCGACTTCTATTATCAGTCTAGTTGGTAATGAGTAGCATACAAGATATCACTGCGATTATTTACGATCGCAAGGGAAGAGTCTTGTCTGTGGGTAAAAATTCCTACGTCAAGACTCATACCCTCCAAGCGAAGCATGCCAAGAAAGTTGGGTTGCCTGATAAGCAATTCATGCACGCTGAGATCCATGCAATTAGTAAGTGTAAAGACTTACAAAAGGCACACAGAATTGTAGTGTATCGTTACGGTAAGCGTGGACAACCTTTGCTCGCAAAGCCTTGTCTTATATGTCAAAGTGCGATAGAATCAGTTGGTATAGAAGTTGTTGAATGGACTGAAAATGATGACGATGCGTGAAATGGTGATTGAATACATCCTCTTTGCTTTTACAGATGAAGAGTTGATGGAGCGTTTCCATGTGCTGGCTGAGGAGGTTAAAGATCTCCCAGACCAAGACCTGCTGGAAATGTATGATATGACTTTACTAACTGAATTGGAACAAGAAAATGAGTAATATTGGAGAGATTGATCGTGAGGTTATGCTCATCACACAAGAAGAATGTGCTGAGGTGACACAAGCGATTAGCAAGGTGTTTCGGTTTGGGTTTGATGAATCGTATAATGGTAAAACTAACCGAGAACATCTTGAAGAAGAAATTGGTGACTTGATGTGCATGGTTGACTTGATGCGAGATCATGGGTTGATCAATTGGGGAAATGTGATTGATGCTTCTGCAAAGAAATTGAAGAAGCTGGAACAATGGAGTAATATAACGTGATTCGTTGGATTGAGAACGTGTCTTGGGATGATGTGAAGAATGGTTGGCATTCTGATTTGGGCGAAAACAAAATGCTCATTCAGATCGCAGACCCTGCCACCTTCTTTCCATCTCCCAAGCACACCTTCAAGGAAGTCCATCAATTTGAATTCCTCGATGCCGAGGATGACGACAAGTTTGATGAAGACTTCAAGATTAGTGATGATCAAGCTGCAGAGTTGGTTCGTTTGCTTCAACACGCAATGGATAAGAGCATGAACGTGCTCGTCCACTGCCACGCTGGCATCTGCCGTAGTGGTGCTGTTGTTGAAGTTGGCACCATGATGGGGTTCACTGCAACTGATCGTTACCGTCAACCTAACTTGCGTGTCAAGCACAAGATGATGAAAGTCTTGGGTTGGACTTACGATGCAGAAGAGAAGCATAGTTCCACTGGTGGTTGGATTACTGCTGGTGGAATTATGATGCCCTTCAGTGGAGTAGATGAATGATTGATTGCGCCATCCAAGACCGAGAGATGATTATCCAAGCAGTTCTGGATGGAATTCTTGGAGTCGAACATATTACAATGGACGACATCTTTCAGTTGGAAGATGAGTTGTTCGAGGAGATTTGCGATAAATATACTCCATTCGCAATATGGGAAACAGAACAATAATTTGCTTTGCAAGGATCTATGATGTATAATAAACCTTTGAAACCTAGAGATTGGGTAGCGAAAGACCTACGCACTCCGAAGTACCGCATGCGTGTGGTGGAGTCAAAGGTCAAGCACACTCGTAAGATTAAACACAAAGGAAAAGAGAATGGACAAGACCTACGAAATTTTTAGAGGTGGTGGTTTGACTTCAATCCGAGTCAAAGACCATGCCTACGACACTGTCGAGTTTACCATCAAGAAGTTTCTTGAAGACGATAAAGGTAAGACTATTATCGACAGTGGATACACCGTATTCTTTTCTAATAAAGAATTTAAAGAGTTTTTTGCACCAATTGTTAATGATTTGAAAGTGAGACTAGAAGATGAAAATACTACCAGTACAACAAACGGATGAATTTAAATCCCAAGTAAGGAGTCTGCTGCATGAATCAGAAAGTGTGTGCGTTGTGTTCACCAAAAAAGACGGTACAGAAAGAGAAATGTTCTGCACCCTCTCAGAAGGTAAAATCCCAACCGACAAACAGCCCAAGACGTCAGAGGAATCTGGCACGACTGCTGGATCCGCACTACGTGTCTTCGACACAGTGAAACAAGAGTGGCGTTCTTTCCGATGGGATTCTGTAACACAAGTGAGGTATGAAGTATGAAAGTAGGCGTATTGGCTTTGCTACTAATTTCAGTGGCAATCGTAATTGGTGGACCAATTGCAACTATTTGGGCATTGAACACTCTATTCCCAACTCTGGCAATTCCGTACACAGTTGAAACTTGGTTGGCTGCATTTATCATTCCAGCCGTATTTAAATCTAATGTGACTTTTAAAGGAAAATAATGATTACATTAAACGATGAGCAGAAGAAGCAACTGAAGGGTGCTATTCAAGAGATTAGCAATTCCATGTTGCGTTCTGAAGCAGAGCGTGATTTGATTCGAGAAATCGTAAAGGAACAATCTCAGGAATTACAGATTCC